GTCCACACTTCTGAAGAAATTTCACCCATCAAGTAAATTTCACGGTGATCCACAATCAAAGCCACCAAATCGTCAGGTGCGCCATCTTTAAGCGAAAAACTTAATGGCGGTGAAATAGGCGACAAAAGGTCACTAGCGCCAAATTGTTGGGTTGTAGGGTTGTTATAGACAAAATAGTTGTCAATAATGTCCACCGTGTTAGCACCGCTAAACGCACCATCAGTAGAGGGCAAAACCGAAAAGTTCAAAGCGTACATTGTTTCTGATGCAATGAATCCTGAACTGCTAACCGTGTATGTTCCTACACCGCCTGATCCTGTGCCAAACGCAGTGATGATTGTGTCAAGAGCAATGCCCACACCTTGAATAGTTTGACCAATATAAAGCGTCCCACTTGTTACGGCCGTGACATTTAGTGTTGTAGGGGCTACTTGGTACGTTAAACCCGTTGGCGTTCCCGCTGTTGTTGTGATTGCCGCACCACCCAATGTCGCAGACAAAGTAAATGTCGTTGATGTGTTTGTGGCAATGATGTAATAGGTTGTTGGATTGGTGTAGCCTGAAATTGAGCCTGTTCCACCAAATGTCCCGCTAATGGTTAAAGACTGACCAACCGCCAAAGGAATTGGGGAAGCCGCACAAGAAAACTGCCCCGCTGTTCCTGTAATCGCTACTGTCGATAAAGTAGCGCCAATGGTAGCAGTTACAACCGCCCCAACTGCGGCAGAATTTAACGATCTTGCCGCTACCGTTTGACTTCTGTTAATTGTGTATGTTCCTGTGCCGCCCGTCCCTGTGCCAAGAGCAGTAATCACGGTTTCAGCCAATACACTTATGCCAAACAAAGATTGCCCAATTGCAATAGTGCCAGTTGAAACGCCAGAAACCGTTAATGTTGTGCCGCTTGTTGAGCCAAAAAACACAGCAGAAGCAGGGCTTGAAATACGCCATGTGTAACGATAAGCACCATCCACAAGGTAAACATTAACCCCGTTATCGGTAATCCGCACTATTCCTGTACTGGAATTAAGTTGACCAATAACTGATGGCACTAAATTGGCGGTTAAAGCGTAAACGTATGAGCCACAAACGGCAATAAGTTGTTCACCACCCGACACGGTGTGAAGCCCACGAACTTCTTGTTGGTTGTCAAATAAGGCTTTTAGCGTTAGACCCGGTGTTGGGTAAAGCGCAATTACCCCGCGCTCACCCTGTTGTTTTACAGGGTCAATCTCAGGATAAAAATTTATGCACTCCTGAGCATCTTGGTAAATGCTCGGTGCTTCGTAAGATGAGCCAACAAAACCGAAATCTGGCATGGTAGCCCCTTAAATAAAGCCGCCAGTAAGAATCCAACCCGCATCTTTTGCTTTACCCGTCAACAAAGCATCAGGGTATCGTGCAGTCTGAAGCGGACTCATGTTTGTGCGCTTGAGGGTAGCTTTAGCTTGCCCTGCAAACGTCTGAATCATCGTTATTTGCGTTGGTGAGGCTTTGCCATACATAGGCATTAAACGCTCTGCCAAACACCATCTAAGGCACATTGTGTAGCCTTGTGGAAGCGCTATGTCCTCATACATTGAGTCATAGCGGCTAAACAAGGTGTTAGCAAATAAATGCAATTCACCTTGTGAGGGGCTAGGCCAAATAAACAAATTGCCTGAATCCGCACCGGGGTTAAAGTACACCGCTTTAGGCCATGGGCCACTCAGCGTCTTTAATCCAATCATTTGATAGCTATGCAATTCCAAAACAGACATTGGGTAGTCCAAACCACCGCCCTCAATAGGCTGACCATTGGCTGTGGTGTTTACCCTAACAAAAGCTGAATCAATGTTTAAAGGTTTTTGGTAGTAACCCGTTATGGTTGTTGAAGCAACGGTTTGGTTGATGTTGACTTGGTATGTACCAACTTCATTGATGTTTCCACCAGCACCCGTCAACAACTGAGTAATCTTTGTTCCCGCTGTGATTCCTGTACCACTTAGCGTTTGACCTTGAGCCAAAGCACCCGACAAGATGCCCGTCACGGTCAAAATGTTGCCTGTTATTGAGCCTGTGAATGACGCACCAATAAAGTTTTGAGTAGATGGGTTAGGGCCAATCGTGTACTGAGTTTGACCCGAAATGACGGGGCAAATGATTTCTGTGACATTGAAAACCATCATGTTTTCGTTTGACCATTGGTCAATCATGTCGTTCAGCATTTCAAACGCATCCAATGCCGCGTCTGGGGTAGGAGTTTCACCAGCTTCCAATGCACCAATGTCTTTTAGCGCTCTGCTAACAATGTCATAAGGCACAGCCATAGTGATTCCTTAACTTAATCTAAATGTTGGAGGCTTCCAAGGTAAAGCAATTTCTTGTTGTTTTTTGACAGATTCAAGTTGCTCTAATAGCCTTGATTTTATGCTACTTACACCGTTTTGGGTAGTGCCTTCATCAATCCAATTTGCAACCATTTCCTCGGTCACTTGGGCTGTTGGAATCGTTGCCTTTTTAGGGTCAAAGTCCCAATATCCTTCGGTCTCAATTCTTAAGTCATCTTCAATCAAAGCAAGGTGATATTTAGCCTGAAATATGGCTTTGTCATCACCCTTCAATTCGGAGATTTTCCAAACAAATCTCATGCGTTTACCACTTGGTAATCGTTAGACTGACCGCCAAACTTTTTAACAATGTTAAAGATTCTAGTGTTATCTTCTAAAGCCATAATTTCATGCGGCTCATTTGGGCGAAAGTCTAAAAGTTGACCAGCAACCGCTTCCATTGACCAATCATGTGAATAGGCTTTTATCTTGCCTTTTGCCACAATAGTGATGTGGGTTGAATTTTCATCATGGATGTGTTTAGGTAGCACATCACCAGACTTCTCAAAGTCGTACATTGACCCTTTAAGATCACCAAGACCCTCAAGTAATTTAACCGATAACATCTGGCTGACTACCTTGTTGCGACAAGTTTTGGTGCGGCTTTAGTTGTTCTTTTAATTTATATTCGTTAATTAAATCTATTTCTTCTTGCGTTAAATCACGCACAGCCCAAGCCATAGACCAAACGCCATCATTGTTAATTGGTGCAAGTTCATAGGCTATTTGCGTATCAACATTAAACTCAGGCTCTGCTACAAACTGAACAAGCGCATAAGTCTCAGGGCATAAAAATGTGTCCCCTGTTTGGCTATCTAAAATCTCAGGATGTTCAAGGCGAATATCACCTTCATATCTTGGATATTCAAGTGTTGAAAGTTTAATGTATGCGCTCATGATTTAAAAAGTTGTTGTAGTGTTGGTTAATTGATTTGTCAAAGCCGTGTGTGTTGTGGTTACGTTACTTGCGCTCATATTGGTAGTTGAATTGGTTTGTGTTGTAAAAGTTACAGCCGCACCAGCACTATCAGTTCCTGATGCAACCGCATACACATAACTAGTACCATTATTAACAATTGTTCCTGTACCAGAACCATCGGTAGGAACACTTATAGTAAATCCGCTATTTTTTCCACCAACAGTTGCAATTACATAACCCGTAATATTTACTTGATTATTGACAATTGTTATATCTTGAGAAACAAGTGGTGTTGACGATGTTGTGCCTGTCGTTAACTGTCTTTGCCATTGAAGTGTTCCAGATGAGTTATATTTTAAAATAACTGCACCTGTTGGTGATCCAGTTGTTGGTACGTTGATGACGTAATAAATATTTCCAGATGAGTCTGTTGTTACAGTTCCAGTAGTTCCAATAGTAGTACCTATAACAAATTTTCTAGACCAATTTATTGTTGCAGTTGAACTAAGGCTATGTAAAGTCGAATTATTACCAAAGTTTTCTTTACCATAAAGATAAATATTGCTAGATGAATCAATTGCTATTTTGAAAAATTGACTATTACTACTTGTTTTAATTATTGTTGCAGTACCACTTGAATTTGCTTTTACAATTATGTTTGTTCCAACAGTCCATAAATTACCAGAACCATCTAAAGCAATTCCTTCTGAATATGAACCATTTGAGTTATAAAAATAATAATTTGACCAAACTATTGCCCCAGAAGAATTGTATTTAATAATTGCGGGCGAAAAATAAGATAAACAACAACATCCACCACCAAAATAATAAAAATATGGGGCTACATAAATATTACCACTTGAATCAATAATTGATTGAAAAGGATAAAGTGCTGATGCGGCACTTGCGCCTGTTCTACTTTGAAATTGCAAAGTTCCAGAACTATTCCATTTTGCTATTTGTATTTTACTATTTCCAGAATTTGCTATAAAAGCATAAATATTACCAGACGTATCTACGTTAATGCCATCATAACCAGAAAATTGAATGTCACCAGCCGCACTACTTAAAGAAATATTTAAATCAACAGTTCCAGTAGTTGTGTATCTTAAAACATTAAATTGTCTTGTTGATGCTGGCCCAATAATGCCACCAGCAACATAAGTTTTTTTTGCGGAATCTGAAGTTATTGCGCCAAGATATGCGTCTGTAAGAGCCGCACCAACAGAAGTGGTAAGCCAACCACCACCGCCAAAAGACCTCAGATTTTGATAAACAGCTTGAAGTGCGCCACTCATGTTAAGCCACTCCCTGAAATTAACCAAGTTGTTGAAGTCATCTTAATTGCTGTAGCTGATCCATACTGAGCAAGGCTTCGTG